CCCTAGTTGTAACGGTATTGTTGACGCTAGTATGATTGTTTGTGATTGTGCACAAGTACTTGACTGGTCTGAATAATACATTCAAGTTCCCTGCGAGCAATTGTGGGGAACGAAAAGGTGGAAGAAATGAAATATAAAATAGGTCAAATTTTAACATCGAATTGTGATGTAGAAGTAGAAAAAATGTTTGGAGAAAAAGTCATTATTCCAAAAGGGAATAAAATAATTATTGGTGCTGATAAATTCGCCCATCATTTAAAAGATGGAATGATTCAACCTTTACGGAAAGATACTATTGTCGAAGAATATGATACCGAGGGAATAGCAGAATACTTAATGAAAAAACTGTCTGAAGTATTTCCATTAGAAGAAATGTTTGAAGATTATGGTATTGAAAAAGAAGAATTTGAAGAAGAAATTGATTTTTTATTAGATGATATAGGATTTTAGGAGAGTGGAAGAATGATGAGAAAGTTAAGTAAAAAAGATATGGAAGAGCTAAGAGAATTTTTAGACAGAGGTTGTGATTATGCCGGAACACAAGAAGTTGTAAACGATCTGGTTTCTGAAACATTGAAAGAAATTGGAACAGAATATCCTTACGGAAATGAAATCAGTCTGTTTGATGGTGATGACCAGTTTAGCACAGTTGATGAATTTGCAAATATTTTTTGGGATAAAGCGATTGAGAAAATTTTGAATGTCGTTGAAACGCAAGGAAAATAGAAGAGAATGAGAGAAATCCTTTTTAAAGCAAAGAGAAAAGATAATGGAGAATGGGTGGAAGGGTATTATCTAAACATAACAAAAATAAACCATTTTATCTGCACTGGGAAAATAAAACTTGATGGAGCGGTAAAGGGCATTATAGCTCCTGAAATGTATGAAATCGACCCCGACACCATCTGCCAGTTCACCGGACTTACCGACGTGAACGGCCGGAAGATTTGGGAGAATGATATTTTAAAAGCTAATCTAGACGAAAGCTACCCAGAAGACATAACCTATATAAAAATTTTATGGAACGAATACAGATTTTGCGTACACGAAAATTACTCAACGGACATTGATGCGCTCGAAAAATGGGATGCAGAACATTTTCAAGTTTGCGGAAATATTTTTGATAATGCGGATTTGTTGGAGGTGGAGTGATATGACTCTTAAAGAATTATTGTCAGTTATGTGTAAGGAAGAATATGTTGGAATATGGGATATTAGTTATCCGATTGGGTCTGAAAGAAAATATAAAAGACAATTTGAAGGACGACCTACACCACAAAATTATTACAAAGTTAAAAATATTCCGTATGGGAAAATAATGTATTTTCTAGACAAGGAAGTCTGTGCGGTTAATCACACAGAAAAAGGAAGTTTGATTCGAATACACAATAAAGGTGAAGCAAGAAAACACCTAGATATGGGATACCTTGCAAGGGAAATAGCAAGAGAGATAAAGGGGGTTATGCAATGAACGTACTAGAGAAGATTTTGGAAGAGATAGAAAGATTAGAAGATCCGTACTACAAAGATTATGTGGATAGGAAATATGTAAAAGAAATCATTCATTCACACATGGGCGGTGCGACTGACACAGATGATACGGAAGAAAAAATAAGAGAGCATATTGCGGAATGTCTACACAGAATCGATAACATAAGGAGTTTTATTGGAAGCAAAGAATATACAAGCAATGATGAAAAATGTATTAGAAACATAGAAGTGCTAAAAACAATCATAACAGCATTGGAAGAATATTTGAGCTCGAAAAAGAAGAATGGCAATGATGATTGGATTCCGGTAGAGGAGCGATTGCCAAGTGATGAAATTGGAGAAGTCCTTACACAGAATAGACAAGAATATATGCTAATTGGTTATTTTTCTTATAACGAGAATATGGGTTGGTATGAATGTGAGAGTGATGAAGCACTTTTAACTGATGTAGTTGCATGGCGTCCTCTTATGGAACCATATAGACCAAAGGAGAAAAACAATGAGTGAAAGCGAACGAATGAAGAAAGCAAACAATATACGGCAGATAGAGCATACAGAGATGGCGGAACATGAGCCGTCTGAATCTGCAAAGAGACATATGCAGCATAAGCCGTATGCAGTAGCGGAGATGATAAGAGCCCAGAGCCGGCAGATGGAGGAAAAGGACGATGGAAGAGTATGAAGTTAAGAAAGATTGTTTTGGGTACCGGAGCGGATGCAAGTGTAGTGCGCTTAAGCAGATGTACTGCAGCGTTGAGCGCTGCCGGCTTTACAAGACGGCAGAGCAATTTGAAAGAGATCGGAAACGATACCCGTTCGTGGGAACCGGAGAATAGCATAAGTGTGTTGGAGTATCTGGAACGGAGAGGAGTGATAGCCGGTGGACAAGAAAAAACTTAGTCAGCTACGTCCATTGAAGAAAGAACTGGAGCTGATTGACAGGAAACTGGATAGGCTGTATGAGCGGCAGGAGAATGTTCCGGTTGTGATGGGGAAGGTTACCGGCTCCAGCAAGGATTTTCCTTACGTGGAAGTTCGGACAAGCGTCCTGATGGACGAGCCGAAAGAGGCTGACGAGATTGAAAAGCAGATAAGGATCCGAGAGAAACGCAGAGAGCAAGTGGAAAAGCTGATTACGGAGATTGAGCAGTTTATTGCGGAGATTCCGGACAGCAGAGACCGGCAAATATTCGAGTTGATTTACATAGATGGGAAAAAGCAGAGGGAGGTTGCAGATGAGATTGGACTTGAACGGAGTGTTGTGTCAAAAAGAATTACGAATTATCTCAATTTGCACACAAATCACAAAAATAGTGTGGTATAATTATTCTAGAGCAATTAGGACAAGGTTCTGATTGTTTCCCCCTCACACAAACAGAGGACGCTCTGCACAAGTTGCAGGGCGTTTTCTTGTGCAGTTTTCCGATATTGCAAATATCGAACAAACGTTCTATCATATAAGCACCACCACACATGACGGAAAATGACACAAAATGTTGATAATTGTCAGAATTTGGTATATTATTAAAATAAAATGTGGTGTTTAAACAGTGGGGTTGTGTGGAGGGAAAGGTATGAAAAGAACGTTGGTGCCATTGGAATTAAGTACATCAAAAGTACGAATGAAACAGAATAATCCATTGGAAGATTTTGAAGAAGATTTTGTCAAAGTATGCGAGGATATAATTTCTCTTGATAAGAAATTAAGGAAAAAGGATTTTGAAAAAGCTAAAAAAATAGTATATTTAGATTTCGCAGAATATGATAAGATAGAAAGTATATTGTATTTGCGATTTAAGTCCGCAAGATATTCAAAGCGCCGAGAAGTAATTGATACTAATACATTGGAGTCTCGGGGAGTTTTGAAAAAAGAAAAAGATGGAGACGAAGAAAAAACACATGTTGCGATAAAATTTGACTGGATTTCTGATGGAGGAGTTTGCGTTTTTGAAAGAAATTCAGATGGAACTGGTATCAGTCAAGTATTCGAATATTTAAATGATAGAATAATTAAATATCATGAAAAAATGGGGGACAATGTTTATTACTATATAAGTCATGCGAATATAGTTTCAAGGGAGTTTTTGGCTGAATTAGATAATGTGAAACGTATAAAAGGTGTTACATTAACAGTAAGTCAAGAAGATTTATCTGTTTCTGAGACTAAAGCATTTGCAGGAAGAAATGATTTATCAGAAGATGTGGATTTGTATTTTCGACCAACTTCTAGAGGAAAAAGTATAACTGGAGATACAGTAAAAGAATTTTATAAATTGTATAATGCAAAAAATAGAAAGATAAAACGAATTACTGTTAAGGCAGATGATAAATCAGAAAGCACGATTGTTTTTGACACAGAAAAAATTAAGGAGAAAGAAATAGTTGAAATCGAAGAAACTTTAACGGGTGAGGCAAAAGAGGAAAGCATAAAAAGCAAATTAATAGAAGTGGTTAAGAAGTATTAGGAGTGATTTGATGAGATCGTTTTTATGGGAAATATGGGATCCGGTGAAGGAATTCTATGAAATGCGTGTAAAAGAAGAGATTATAATAAGCGCAGTAATACCTCTTTTGGGTGGAGTAATTAGTTTTTGTGTAGGAAACCATATACATCCATTGCATGAATTTGTTTTATATGATTTTTGTGTAGATGTTCTAAATCAGATATTGACGATATTGACATTATTTATAAGTTTCAGTATGGCATATTTATCCATTTTAATAACTAGTAGCAGTAAAAATGTTGATGGTTTAAAGAACACAGAGTCAAGAAAATATTTTTTGAGAAAAAAGCCGTGTACATTATATCAAGTTTTAGCATCTGAGATAACATACACTCTTGTTTTTGAAATATTTTTCTTAACGTTGGTATTGGCTCAACGCTTTTTAATATATATATGTTCTGAAATTATCTTGGAAATAATGCTGGCAGTGGATATTTCATTATTTATTCATGTGATGCTAATGATGCTGATTATAGTTAAAAACATATATTATTCATTTTGGAAGTCAAAATAAAAAAGAATGATTTGGTAGCACCCTCCGGGGTGCTTTTCTAATGCAAAATTTTAAGTAGAGGAAGGTGGTGAGTCTGAATGACGGAAAAACAGAAGATATTTGCGGATGAATACTTGATTGATTTGAATGCCACTCGGGCTTACCGGGCAGCGTATCCAGCGGTTAAAAAAGATGAAACTGCAAGAGCAAATGGAAGCAGAATGCTAACAAATGCTAACGTCAAAAAATATATTGATGAACGACTTGAAGAAATTCACGATGAAAAAACTGCTGATGCTAAAGAAGTTATGGAATATCTGACATCTGTCATGAGAGGTGAAAGCCGGTCAGAGGAGATTGTCGTCGAAGGACAAGGGGAAGGCTGTTCCAAAGCGAGAACTATGGAAAAAGCCCCGTCAGAAAAAGACAGAATCAAGGCGGCTGAACTTATTGGGAAAAGATATTCCTTGTTTACGGATAAAGTTGAATTGGAAACAGACATGGATTTGAACATTACAATCGACTATGGCGAGGATGATACTGGATGAAGATTACAGTAAAGGCTAATCCATGTTTTAAAGAGGTTGACCAAAGTAAAAAGCGTTACATTGTGATGAAGGGGTCGGCGGGGTCCGGGAAGAGCGTAGATACAGCGCAGCACTATATTTTACGACTTATGAATGACCCGGGGCGGAATCTTTTGTGTGTAAGAAAATCGGATGTAACAAACAGAGACAGCACTTTTGCAGAATTGCAGGGTGCTATTTTTCGTATGTTCGGAGATAACTATAAGAAGTATTGGTATATCAATTCGTCCAATATGCTTTTGGAATGTAAAAGTAATCATAATCAGATTATTTTTAGAGGCGTAAACGATGAAAAGCAACGAGAGAAGTTGAAGTCTATTACATTCAAGCGAGGGAAACTGACAGATGTATGGATTGAAGAGGCTACAGAGCTTACACAGTCAGATTTTGAAATTATAGATGACAGACTCAGAGGAGAACTTCCGGAGGGACAATTTTATCAGATAAGGATGACGTTTAATCCGGTGTCTGCGCATCATTGGATTAAGAAAGTGTTCTTTGACAGGAGTGATCCGGATGTACTGACGCATCAGTCAACATATGAGAATAACCGGTTTATTGACGAAGCTTATCACAGACGTATGCTACGGCGCAAGGAAGTGGATCCAGAAGGATATGCAGTGTATGGGCTCGGAGAATGGGGAGAAGTTGCTGGGCTGATTCTAAAAAACTACGTCATCGAAGAATTTGACAGAACTCCAGAGCGTTTTGATTATATGGTGAATGCACAGGATTTTGGTTTCAATCATGCAAACTGTATTGGTGAGGTTGGATTTAAAGATGGAGATTTATATCTGTGCAGAGAACTGTATGTGTTTGAAATGGATACTGATGAAATCATTAAGCTGGCAGAAGGAACTTTTGTAAAAAAGTGTAGGATGTGGTGTGACTCTGCGGAACCGGACCGGATTAAGATGTGGCAGAAAGCTGGGTATAGAGCAAAAGCGGTTAAAAAAGAACCAAACAGCGTACATGCACAGATTGATTATTTAAAACAACATAGGATCCATATACATCCATCCTGTGTGAACACAATAAAGGAAATCCAGCAGTGGAAATGGAAAAAGGATGACAAGACCAATACATATCTTGATGAACCGGTTGAGTTTTTTGATGATGCAATGGCAATGTTAAGGTATTCCATTGAGCAGGAAAGAAGAATGATAAAACTTAACAAGGGTGTTAAAGGAGGAATATAGAGTGACGTATAGATTAGCATCGGATAAGGAATTGACGGATGCAAAACTTGGGGAATTTATTGCGAGACATAATGGAGAATGTGTTTTTCGATATGAGCGTTTGAAAAATGCATATGAGACGGATTACCCCATACTTTATGAACCGGAAAAACCGAAATGGAAACCGGATAATCGAATTGTAGTAAATTTTGCAAAATATATTGTAGATACAATGATTGGATTTTTCATAGGAAATCCAATTAAGCTCTCAGTTAATGAGGGGCATGAAACAGTAGAGAAGTATGTAGAATTTCTGGATCAGTATAATGACCAGGATGATAACAATGCGGAGTTATCAAAAATATGCAGCATCTATGGTAAAGGTTATGAAATGTATTATGTAGACGATAAGGGGAATATAGGCATTACCTATTTGTCACCGTTTGATGGATTTATGATTTATGATGATTCTGTTCTTTGTAAGGAGCGGTATTTTGTAAGGCTGTACTATGATGCTGAACAGGTTTTACATGGCAGCGTTTCTGACGATGTAAAAGTCCGATGGTTTACCATGCGAGGAAAAATTGTCTGGGACGAGAAAGATAAGATTCATGGCTTTGATGGTGTTCCGGTTACGGAATATGTTGAGAATGCGGAGAAAATTGGGATTTTTGAACCGGTTCTCACAATGATTGACGCATACAATAAGGCGATATCTGAAAAGGCAAATGATGTGGATTATTTTGCGGATGCATATTTGAAGATTCTTGGTGTCTATTTGGATGAAGATGAAGTTAAGCATATACGGGACGATAGAATTATCAATTTTGATGGGGATGCGGAGAATCTGATCGTTGATTTTTTGCAGAAACCTGACGGAGACACTACGCAGGAACATTTGATAGAGAGATTAGAGAAATTGATTTTTCAGATTAGTATGGTGGCAAATATTTCAGATGAAAATTTCGGCACCAGTTCCGGAATTGCACTCAAATATAAAATGCTTGCAATGAGCAATCTGGCAAAAACGAAGGAGCGAAAGTTTACTTCCGGTATGAATCGTAGATATCGGCTTATTTTCAGTAATCCTGTGTCAGGAATGAAGAAAGATGATTGGGTGCATATAAATCCACATTTTACTCCCAATTTTCCGGCAAACATTCTGGAAGAGAGTCAGATCGCAGGGAATCTGGATGGAATTGTATCGCAGGATACACAGCTTAAGGTGTTGTCGATTGTAGATAATACACAGGATGAAATTGAGAAGATTGAAACGGAACAGGAGAAAATAAAGGCTGCAGATAGCGTGATGACACAGATGTTTACCAATCAAGCGAAATTTTGAATGGAGAGTTGTAAATGAGCTCGCAGGAGTATTGGAAAAATAGAGAGGAAGAAAACCGGAGAAAAAATCAGAAAACGGAAGCGGAGTATGAAAGGGAGCTTCGTGAAATCTATGATTATATGATGGATCAGATCCAGCGTGAGATTAATGGGTTCTATGCTAAATATGCAAAGCAAGAGGGTATCACTCTTGCAGAGGCAAAGAAGAGAGCATCTAAACTGGACATAGAAGAATATGCACGTAAGGCAAGGAAATACGTGAAAGAAAAAGATTTTTCCAAGGAAGCCAATGATGAGATGCGTTTGTATAATATGACGATGAAGGTAAACCGGTTGGAATTGCTGAAGGCGAACATTGGACTTGAATTGGTATCAGGATTTGATGAGTTGCAGAAGTTTTTTGATGAGAAATTGACGGAGAGGACACTGGAGGAATTTGAACGGCAGGCGGGGATTCTTGGAAAGTCTGTTTTGGACAATCAGAAGGCAGCTCATGCAATTGTGAATGCATCTTTTAAGAATGCCACGTTTTCAGACCGTATATGGATGTATCAGGATATGATGAAGAGTGAACTTGCGCAGTTACTTAAATCTGGACTGATTCAAGGAAAGAATCCTCGGCAACTTGCAAGGCATCTGGAAAAACGGTTCGGTGTCAGCAAGTATCATGCAGAACGGCTGATGATTACAGAATTGGCAAGAGTGCAGACGGAGGCGCAGAAACAGTCCTATGAAAGAAATGGAAATGATGAGTATATATTTCTTGCCTTGAATCCGAAAGGACCTTGTGAAGTGTGCAAAGCATTAGATGGGAAAATCTTCAAGGTAAAAGACATGATGCCTGGGGAGAACGCTTCTCCGATGCATCCATTCTGTCATTGCTCAATAGCCCCTAAGCGTAATAGACAAGAATATGAGGAAAGAATAGATTATCTGGATAATGGTGGCACAACGGAAGAGTGGGAGAAGTTGAAAAGTAAGGGGTTTCAGTCTGGAGGGAAGAATATAACTGGAGGAAAGTGGTATAAACCTTATGATGTGGAGGACAAGAAAGATAGTGCTGCATCGAAAGAATACAGGAAAATAAGTCGAAGGAATGATGTGGGTGTAATTGCTGAGAATTCTGGATTCAAGAAAGAAGATATACAGCAGATCAAACGGCATATATTCTTTAATAAGCATCAAAAATATGATGGATATGGTATGTTGTATCCAGATTACGATATGGCGGTTGCATGGAAACGGCTATATGAAGGAGCGCCTGAAGAAAGAGATATCTTACTTTTGAAGCACGAATTACTTGAAAGTCAAGTTGAAAAGAAGTATAATTTGACTATAGCAGAGGCGCATGAACTGGCGAAGAAAGAATATGATTGGGAAGCGAAGTTGATTGAAGATTTAGGAGAGGATGGTGAGCCGTATGGTTTATTGTAACTATGTGAAAAATACAAATGATTCCGTAACGTATGCATACGGCGGAACTGTTAATGATATTACTGGAGAAGTTGTTTTCCGTTTTACGGAAGATGCAGTTGAAGTAACTAAGGTACCTAAAACAGAAGATGCTCCCAAAAGGCATATTATGAGATTATATGGTGCGCAGAGGGACAATTTCCGAAAAGGAATATTTAAAGAAAAAATATCGTATGAGTCATAACAACCACCAGTCGGTATGATTGGTGGTTTTCTTATGTCCATTTTAAAGAAAGGAAAGGTGAAAAGTTATGAAATTTACAGAAGCACTAAAAGAAATGAAGAAAGGAATCCCTGTGAAACTTCCTTCGTGGGGAGGTTATTGGTGCTGGGATGAAGAAGCACAGACAATTATTATGTACACAAAAGACAATCAGCGATTAGATATCAGAGAAACACAGCGAGTTGAATATACTTTAATGAATGTTCTTTCTGAGGAATGGATTCCCGCAGACGGCAATAATTGTCCGGTACTCGGTGGAGAAGCGACTTTTTCTTTTGGGGAAGCAATTAAGTATGTGAAAAGAGGAATAAAGGTAGCTCGAAAAGGTTGGAATGGTAAGAAACAGTATATTCAGTTGGCCACTGGAATCTCATATAAGACAGCAGATGGAGAAATTGTGAATTGCAAACATAACGATATTGGAAACAGTGCAATCGCATTTGTTGGAACTTCCGGTGTACAGATGGGGTGGCTTGCATCTCAGGCAGATATGCTGGCAGAGGATTGGGTGTTTGCAGATTGAAATTGCAATGCTATAAAATATCCAAAGATGCGGATATGCTGGCGCCAAACTGGTTGACAGACCGTATAAACTATAAAACAGTAAAATTTCTGTACGGCATCCGTGACGGCGCAGAAACATTGAAAGGGGTGAGGATAAATGACCAAACAGCGAAAATCGGAGACACGATTTGCTTTGACGGTAAGCGGTTGCACATAGAAAGGCGGTGATCCAATTATCTCCCACCGGCAGGGAATGACCGGAACAGTAAAGGAGTGGTGCTATTTGACTGAAGTAACTGTCCGTAAGGACAGAATCACAGCAGAGGGGCATGCAGGCTATGCTCCAGTAGGGCAAGATATTGTTTGTGCCGGAGTTACAGCGCTGACACAGACACTTGTGAAATCAGTTCGGGATTTGACTGATGATAAGATTGAATATAATATCTCACCCGGAAGGGTTGATATAAAGTATGGGAATCTTTCAGAGAAAGCAAAAACTCTGGTGGATTCCTTTTTCATTGGCATTTGTATGATTGCTGATGAGTTTCCGGAGAATGTCCGGATTGTGTAGCATGATGTGTCCGAAATGACGTAAAACTATGGTTCAATGCAATGGTCTGGGCTTAAATGAATGGACTGGGGCAGAAAGGATGAAGAGAATGAAACACAAAAATAATTATTATGGTCATTGGAGAATCCCAATGGCGAACTTACAGCTATTCGCAGAAGGAGACGGCGGCGGGGCTGGTGACGGCAACGGAGACGGAACAGGGGCGAATGCAGGAGGGAATAGTGGTGATAAGCCATTGACATTTGAGGAATTTTTAGCGCAGGAAGGCAATCAGGCGGAGTTTGACAGAAGGGTTCAGAAAGCAACGCAGACAGCGGTGGCGAATGCGCAGCAAAAATGGAAAGCCTTAACAGATGATAAGCTGACGGAGGCCGAAAAGCTGGCGCAGATGACAAAGGAAGAGAAAGCGGAATATCGGGCGAATAAGCTCGAGAAAGAGCTTGCGGACATGAAAAGACAGAATGCTCTTTCTGATATGGCTAAAACGGCAAGAAAGATGTTGGCTGAGGAAGAAATTAATATTTCGGACGAACTTCTTTCACATTTGGTAGAAGAAGATGCAGAAGGAACAAAGAAAGCTGTTGAGTCATTTGTTAAATTGTACAAGGATGCGGTGCAGGCAGCAGTCAAAGAGGCTTTAAAAGGAAATCCCCCAAGAACCGGAAACGGTGGCAAGGCAACGATGACAAAGGAACAGATTATGGCAGTTAAGAATCCGTCTGAGAGACAGAAACTGATTGCAGAGAATATTACATTATTTCAGTAAAGAAAGGGAGAAAAGATATGCATAACATTTGGAAATTAGGTTTACAGGTATTTGCAGCGCCGGACGGCATGACCGGGCAGGCGCAGATCCATGTAAGAGCACGAGAAATTGATTTCGTGACAAGTTTTGGAAAGAATATTCAGGATTTGCTTGATATTCTTGGGATTACAAGAGCGGTCAGAAAAGAGAATGGTTCTGTTCTCAAGACTAAAAAGGCGAAAGGAACGTTGAAATCGGGAGACGTACCGGAAGGTGCAGAAATTCCGATGTCTCAGTATGAGGTTGAAGAGATTCCGTTCGATACAATTAAAATTGAAAAGTATCGAAAAGGGGTATCCATTGAAGCAATTGCAGAAAAAGGCTACGATGCAGCAGTGCAGATGACAGATGATGAGTTCCGAGTTGACTTACAGAATAAGGTTACGGATAAACTTTATACGCAGTTGAAAGCTGGTACTCTTACAGGGCATGATGCTACATGGCAGATGGCAGTAGCAATGTCTATTGGAAGGGTAAAGGATAAATTTAAGAAAATGAAGAGAACAGTAACCGGAGTTGCAGTTTGGGTCAATACTTTGGATGTTTATAAATATATCGGTGCGGCTGACATTACATTGCAGACGGCATTTGGCATGGAATATTTGAAAAACTTCCTTGGTGCAGATATTGTGTTTGTGACATCAGAGATTCCGGAGAATATTGTTATTGCTACACCATTGAATAACTTGGTTGCATACTATGTAGATCCGGCAGATTCTGAATTTGTAAAGGCGGGTCTTTCTTATACGACAGATTCTGCAACTGGATTTATTGGATTTCATGCACAGGGGACTTATGAGAGAGCAATCTCTGATATGTTTGCCATTATGGGCTTAAGAATCTTTTGTGAGTATCTGGATGCAATTGCATATACTGCTGTCGGAGGTGAAGATAAGCAGAAGTTAGGTACGCTGACAGTGAAATCAGAAGCCGGTTCAGAAATCGGAAAGACAAAAGTATCTGTAGAACCGCAGTTAAGTGCAATTAATAACCAGTATAAATATAAGACTGCTGTAGGAGCAACATCGGTCACACTGGGAATGGATGTGAAGACTTGGACGAAATGGGATGGCGCATCTGAGATTACAGCCACAAAAGGTAATCATATCACAGTAGTGGAATGTGATCAGAATTATAAAGCTGTACGTTCAGGAGATGTAGTTGCTACGGTGAAAGAATCATAGGGCGAGAAACATGGATGAGACGAAGATTTTAAACGATATAAAAACCATGTTATCAATTGAAAAGGATGAATCGGATCTTGATGAAAAACTGGATTATATGGTACGGTCTATTATCTCACGTCTTAAAATTCTTATAAACGGAGTCGAACCGCCTGATGATATGAGCTATATTGTTGTTGAAGTGGCGCTTGTCCGCTTCAACCGTATTGGCTCAGAAGGATTGAAAAGCCATTCAGTGGAAGGTGAGAGCCTGCAGTTCACAGAGAACGACTTTGCAAATTACATGGAAGAGATTGAGGCATTTAATTATAAGCAAAGTGGAAAGAAAGGTGGACTGAGATTTTTATGAGATATGACAAGATCATTTATTTTGTAAAACAGTCTGAGAAAAAATATGATCCGGATGCTGGTGAATGGATTAGTGGACAGCTGGTTCGGACGAAAAGATTTGCCAGAGTGATTCGTATGCCGGCAGAACGGCAGCAGGTTGTATTTGGCGATGTGAAAGTGGGAAGAACTATTGTGCATTTGCAGCAGGAATATAAAACTCCATTTGATTTTATTGAAATCAATGGCAAACAATGTTTTTTGGATAAGGAACATTGTCCGGTAAATAATCAATGTCTGGTGGTGACAGCGGATGGCGGGAATTAAGGTAGTAGGCATGGATAAGCTGGAGAAACAGTTGAAAAAGAATATGTCGTTGAAAGACGTGAAAGAAACTGTAGCTCTAAATGCAGATGAGCTTAATGAGAGAATGAAACGAAAAACAGCAAAGGTCTTTGTAAAAGGATATTCTGTTCCCAATTTGGTGAATACCATAGAAACAGAATTTGAAGATAGTGGATTGACAGCAGGAGTTGGTCCGACTGCCGAGTACGGAGAATATGTTGAGCTAGGCACTCGATTCATGAAGGCGGAGCCGTATTGTGAGCCGTCTTTAAAAGAACAGGAAAAAGTTTTTAAATCAGATATGCAGAAACTTGTGAAGTAGGAGGTATGACACGTGAAGACAGCAGAACAGGCGGTGCATGATGAATTGTGGAAAAGGTTATCTGGGCTTGTAGCAGGAAATGTATATGAGAGCCGGCCAATGAATGACGTTGGATATCCCTTTGCAGATTTTGCAGATTCCGATGTAACGTTTACCGGAACGAAGAACGGATATCTTTCCCAAGTGGCTACGAATGTAAATATTTGGGATATGCAGGAGAAACGACAGAATGTTTCATCAGTGTGTAATCGTCTGTTCTTGTATGCATCGCAACTACAAGGGGCGTATGGATACCGGGTGGCATTAAGGACAGGTGATTCATCAATTAAGATTATAGAAGATAGAACAGTGACCCCTTCTGTTTGGAGGGGGATTGTAACTTTAGTATTTGATATTTTATAGGAGGTAGAAAAGTGGGAGCGATTAATGGTAAGAGAATTATTTATTTATATCGTATTTTGAAAAAAGCAAAAACAGATGATGCAAAAGCGATGGCTTTTACAACGGAAAATAGCCGTTCAAAATCTGCTGATGCAGATTCAGTTGTGACAAAAGATGGGGTGATCAGGGTTCCTAAGCCGGCGGAGACAGACATTTCAACAACGGCAATTTTTTCAACGGAAAGTGACCCGTTGATTACGGATCTGGAAGCTGCGTTGGATAACTCAGAGATGGTTGAACTGTGGGAAGTGAATTTGGATAAGCCCGGAGAGACAGAGAATGCCGGGAAATTTGCTGCAAAGTATTTCCACGCATATGTAACAAGTTTTGAACTTACTTCTTCATCTGAGGATCATGCAGAAGCATCTCTGGAATTTTCTGTTGATGGAAAGGGTGCAGACGGATATGCAACTGTGACAGAACAACAGCAGGAAATTGCAGCACTGGTATTTAAGGATACAAAAAAGGAATCGTAATTAGAGGGGAATATATCCTCTCTATATTTTATTTATGGAGGTTGAAAAAATGCATGAATTAACAATTAACGGAACTGTATTTCAGTTTAATTTTGGAATTGGATTTATGAGAGAAATTAATAAGGAGGTCTCTGCTCCTGTGGATGGATTTCCGGGGGTAAAGAAAAATCTGGGGCTGCGGTATGCAGTAGCTAATATTGTGGATGGTGACATTGATATGTTGGAAAAAGTCTTGGACTATGCCAACAAGGGGCAGAATCCAAGGGTTACAAAACAAGCATTAGATGCGTATATCGATGATGAAACAACAGATATCGATAAATTGTTTGAGGATGTGCTGAATTTTTTAAAGCAGACAAATGCTACCAGGAAAACGACAAACGAGATTCTGGAAGCAGTGGAGAAAGAGAAAGCGAAACAGATGGCACAGCAGAGTTAGAAAGTATTGAGGAAATGTACCATCGTGTTGCAGTAGATTGTTTTCGGTATTTTGGATTTCACTCTTTTCGTGAAGTGGACCAACTTACAATTCCACAGTACGAGATTTTGAGCGAAGCGTATGAACTACGTTTGGTGGATGAGGAGAAAAATATGCATTGGCAGGCTTTCCTGAATTTTGCAGTACAGGCAAAGAAAAAAGTCGGCAAACACAAAAGCCGGCCGGTGTATACGAAATTTGAGAAGTTCTTTGATTATAAGGCGCGACTTTCAGAAGTGCAGAAAAAGAAAAATAAGAAGGCAGAAAAGTTCAAAGGAATTGGAGATGCTTTAAGAAAAGGGGGTGCTTGAATTGGGAGATTTTTCTGTTAAAGCGATACTTTCAGCGGTCGATAAGAATTTTACTTCGACCATGAAAAGTGCGACTGGTTATGTTGATAATTTGAAAAGTACCCTGTCGAAAGGTCTTGGCTTTGGAATGTTGATGGGAGCAGGACAAGCGGCGTTTTCAGCGCTTTCCAGTGGTGCTTCTAGTCTTTGCAGAGAAACAGTGGATACATCGGATGCTATGCAAAAATTACAACAGGCAATGCGGTTTAGTGGTTCAAGTGAAGCGGAGATACAGCGAATTGCAGGAGCCACAGGAACATTGAAAACATACGCTGATAAGACCGTATTTTCTTTGCAGGATGTTATGAGCACTTTTGGAGCATTATCTGCAAATGGAATTAAAGATGCAGATAAGATGACGGAAGCGGTAGGAAATGCGGTTGCAGTGTTTGGCGGTGGTGCAAGAGAGTTCAGCTCTGTTGGATTGGCATATTCACAGGCAATGGCATCTGGAGCACTCCATGCACAGGACTGGAATCAGATTCTGAACGCAAGTCCGCAGTTGGCAGGTGGACTGAAGAAAGAATTAATTAAGTTGAATCCGGTTCTGGGAGAAGACTTTAAGCAGGCAATGGAAGATGGCGCGATTACGGCGGATTTGTTAGGACAGGCTATGAACAATATTGGCATGACAGATCTTGCAAAGGATGCAGCTACATCAGTGACCACATTTGAAGGAGCGATGGGGAATTTAGAAGCTACAGCGCAAAGTGGAATGATGAAACTGTATGACACGTTCGCAAAGTCGAAAGTAATTGATGTTATTAATGGACTGACAGATAAGGTTGGGGCTGGGTTTGATTGGATATCCGGTGTAATTCCGAAAGCAATTGACACAATATCGCCGTATTGGCAGATTTTCAAAGAGAATGCTCTTGAAGTAAAAGATGCATTTGGAGATGCAGTTAGTGCTATCGGGAAAGAAATGAAAGAATTAGAAGGTTCATTTGGCTCTACTGAAAGTATAGCCAGCTTTTCTGAGGTAATGGAGACTGGGGCGGATGCTTTGAAGAAATTTGCAGGATTTTTAAAAGAGCATTCAGATGTGATAGCAAAGGTACTTCCGCAGATTCCAAAACTATTGGTTGCATATAAAGGCTTTCAGATTGTAAAAGCGGTTGCTCCGTTTGTAGGAACATTTTCAAAAGGCATATTGTTACTTGCCGGTAAAGGGGTAGGGAAGATTGCAGGTAAACTGTTTGGTATTTCAAAATCTCAAAAAGAAGTGGGCGAGGCAAGTCTGAGCTCTTCGAAACAGATGTTCAATTCAGCGTTAGCCTTTTTGGCGCTGGGGGCTGGTGTTGCTTTGGTAAGCGGTGGATTTTATTTGCTTGCTCAAGCTGCTGTGGAATTGGCAAATGCGGGTCCACTTGCGATAGGAATTATGGCTGGACTTGTATTAGGAGTAGTTGCAATTGGAGCAGGAATGGCTTTCTTGTTGAAATCTTTAGCACCAATGGGAACTCAGTTGATTCCGGTGGCTGCAGCGATGCTTGCTTTAGGAGCAGCGGTTTTACTTGTAAGTGTTAGTTTTGGATTGTTAGCTTTTACTGCTATTCAATTGGCAAATGCGGGGCCACTTGCGATTGCTGTTATGGTTGGTATGGTTGCAGCAATCGCTTTACTTGCGGTTGGTGCGGCAGCACTTGGGCCGGCGCTTACTGCTGGTGCAGTTGGATTTATCGCTTTCGGTGCAGCGATACTTCTTGTCGGAGCAGGGGCATTGTTAGCGAGCGCAGCACTTGCTGTTGTGGCAGCAGTATTACCGATTGTAGTCGCCTATGGGATACAAGGAGCGGCAGCCATTGCTTTGCTTGGAGCAGGGCTGTTGGCATTTGGCGTAGGAGCGGCGGTAGCAGGTGCAGGATGTGTGGTATTGGGAGCAGGGCTGCTTGTGGTAGGCGCAGGCTTGACCTTGGTAGGAGCGGCGGCACTTGTTGGAGCGGCAGGAGTCACAACCTTTGCTTTGGCAATGATTACAGGCGCAGCTGGTACACTCCTAATGGCTACAGCTTTGAAATCAGCAAATTCCAGTATGAAATCAATTTCAAAGAATGCAAAGTCTGCTGAAAATTCTTTGAGCAGTATGCGTGGTTCTGTAGATGTGGTAAGCAGCGGATTGGACGCAATAGGAAATAAGGCAAAATCCGCTATGAAGTCTTTAATAAATGCGTTTGATAATGCGGCAGGAAAAGCAACTACCTCCGGTCAGAAAGTAGGCAATAATTTTAATAACGGCCTCCGTTCCGGCAGTTCCAAAGCAGTCGTTACTGCAACGACAATATCTGCTAGTGTGGCATCAGCGCTTAGCTCTGCAAGTAGTGGCGCATATAGCGCTGGCGTGAACATTGGAGCAGGTCTTGTTAATGGTATGCAATCTATGGTTGGTGCGGCATGGTCGGCTGCGGCCGAACTGGCATCTGCTGCAGAGGCGGCTATCCGGGCAAAAGCACAGATCCACAGTCCATCGAGGGTATCTGGAAAACTGGCAAAATATTTCGGACAAGGATGGGTTGATAACCTAAGGGCAATGACGAAAGAGGCATGGAGTGCGGCACAGGAGTTGGTGTCCATACCAGATGTACCATCAGTTGGGGATGTCAGGCTTGCTTATGCGGGAGATGTGCCTGATTTGAGTGGTGAATATGATTATAATTCGAATGTATATGTAAGGGTTGAATCCCATCTTGATGTAGATGGAAGAGAGGTTGCAAAAGTTACCGCTCCGTATACAAAAGAGGAACTTGACAAGATAGAAAAACGGGAAGACAGAAAGCATGGAAGGAGATAATATGTATAAATTTATTGATACTATTGAGCGTAATAATGAGGAACGGCTCCCATCCGAGGCTATGAAGTTTAATGGAGTCTATCTTGAAAAAGAGATTCCCGGATACCGGACATTGCAAGTGTCCGGCCGGGAGATTTTGGAAAATGAATTGACAGAAAGCGAAGTCGGAACAGCAGATGGAGCAAGATTACGAAGAAAGCGCTATCCACCTAGAGTAATAACGGTGAAGTATTGCCTAAAATCAGAGGATAGTGTTTCGTTTCGAGCGGCTTATAATAAATTGAATACAATTTTGGATGCTGAAAATGCGCAATTGATTTTCAATGATGAGCTGGACAAATATTTTGTTGGAACAAAGCAGGGAGCAAGTGAAGTGCCTGCCGGGACAAATGTCGTAACGGGAGAGATTGAATTTCTTTGTTCAGATCCATTTAAGTATGCGGTAAATGAGAAGACGGTTCTTCCGACACTGGATGATGGAAAAACAATTGTTTTGGATTATGCTGGGAGTTATAAATGTTATCCAAGGATTATTTCAACAGCAAATGGTGATCTCGGATTTGTAGGATATGTGAACGATCAAGGACGAGTTCTTCAGATTGGTGATACAGAAGAAGTGGATGCCGATAAATACGAGGCATCTCAAGTTTTGATTGATGATACACACTCTGGTATGGATTCAGCAGAGTGGTTGGACAATATTGCGAAAAACACACCGTTTACAACAACGTCCGGAGCACTTCTTTCGGCTGCTCAATCAGGAAGTATGATGATAACAGATGATGGATATGGGAAAAATATCTTGCAGGTTGAAAATTATGGTTCTGGTTCTGAATTTCATGGTCCGAGTATTACAAGGACCGTACCTGCTGATTCTAGTGGTCACGCAGGGGCGAAGAATTGTACGCTTTCCTGGCACCATCTGTTTGAGGCAAGTAGTCCGGCAGAGATTGGGTTTGTACAGTTTCTTATGACTACGAAAACAAAAAGTGGTGAAAAGAAGAATGTTGCAGGCATCAATTTTTCAAAGGGCGGGAGCTCTGGGATGACAGAACGTGCCCATATGTATGTAGATGGAAAGTATCAGAAAGATGTGACATTTGATGTGCGAAAGGGTAATGTGATTACAGGCAGTAAGGGAGGACGTTCCAGTATATCTAAATTTGGCGGTAAATTTACATTTAATATTGCAGGACGTATTTATGAATTTAATCGCCCGGAGTTAGCTGATATTGAAGTACATGAAGTAAGTATATACATAGGATGTTATAAGAATGTGCCGGCAGTGAGTTCAAATGGTGTGTACTCTGTACGTTTCGTATCGCATTCAGTGGATGCTTGGAAGGATGTTCCGAATAAATTTGGAAAGAAAGACGAAATTGTTGCAGATTGCAGGAGTGGAAGTGTTCATGTAAACGGAGTGGAAGTACCGGGAATTGGAGCGGTCGGCAATGATTGGGAAGAGTTTTATCTACGGCCTGGAAAAAATCAAATTCAGTGTACATATTCTTCATGGTCGATACGACCTGATTTTAAATTGAAATATAGGGAGGTATATTTGTGATCATTTACTTTGCGGATAGACAAATGAACATTCTCGGTCAAGCAAGCACAAACCTCCCAGAGGGCATTTTGTTAGTGGATGACTTGAAGACCGAGGATGTAGACACTGGGGTGGCAATTTTTGAATGCACATTGCCATATGAACCAGAAAAAATGAATGATGTAAAAATATTTTCCGCTGTAGGAAATTACATTTTGCGTAAGAATGAAGAAGAGACGGAATTTTATACAATAATCGAATCTGAAAATGATACGAAAACACAAGAGTTATACATATATGCTGAGGATGCCGGACTTGATTTGTTAAATGAAATTGTTGGAGCGTATGAGGCTGATAAGGCTTATCCAGCATCATTTTATATCGAAAAGTTTTCAAATGATAGTGGATTTGAAATCGGCTTAAATGAAATCAGTACTTTAAAACGGAAGTTGAAATGGGAAGGTGAGCAGACAGCAACGGAACGAATAGCAAGTGTGGCAACTCAGTTTGATAATGCAGAGATATCTTATGATTTTGTGATTGAAAAATTAGAGGTTGTGCATAAGCGGATTAATATCTATAAGAAACGTGGAAAAGATGTGCAATCTGAATTACGTTTGAATCGAGATATCGACCGTATTATTACAAAAGAGTCAATCAGCAATCTAGCTACCGCACTGATTCCAACAGGGGCTATACCAGAGGGGAAAGAAGTTCCGGTTACGATTGAGGGATACAAGTATGATGATGGCGATTTCTATGTGTCGGGCAATCGACTATATTCCAGGAAAGCGTTGGAAAAATGGAGCAGGTATCAATGGGAAAAAGGCAGCGGCGTAGGTCATATTGTTAAGACGTACAACTATGAGACTACAAGCCAATCAGAGTTGTTTAATCGGTCATTAAGCGAATTGAAAAAGTGCTGCGATGTGGAAGTGAACTATGAAGTAGATATTTCAATTCTTCCGAAGAACGTAAAAATTGGAGATACAGTAAACATTGTGGATAATGAAGGGGACTTGTATTTATCCGCTAGAATTTTAAAATTGGAGCGTTCGGTTGCAAATGATACTCATAAAGCAACTTTGGGAGATTATCTGATTCGGAATAGCGGTGTTTCGGAACGGTTAGAGGATTTGGCGGAACAGTTTAAAAATCTGGCACAGACAAGACCACTTTATACTTGGATTGTTTATGCGGATGATCCTTTTGGCAGAGGGATATCTCTTATTCCAGATGGTAAAAAGTATATTGGAACGGCGACCAATCGGGCAACGAAAGAACCGGATTTGAGTGACGTAACGGTGTATTCATGGATGCTG